ATCTCGAAGACTTCATTAAAGAGCGTCTCACTCTCCAATTCGCAAAAACTGAAGGCTTGGCTTTCGTATCTGGAGATGGTAACGGGAAGCCTCGTGGCATCCTGAGTTATCCAATTAAAGCCTCTTCTGGTTACACAGGCGGATCTGCAGGCAAAAACAATGTTACTGATGCAATCGCATACGTCCCCTCTGGAAATGCAACAACCATCACAGCAGACTGCATATTGAATGTGTTCATGGATCTCAAAGCTGACTACGCTCCTAACGCCACTTTCATCATGACACGTGCAACACTCAACTCTATCCGATTGCTGAAGGACGCACAGAACCGTCCACTATGGCAGCCATTTGCAGGTAGTAACCTTCCAAGCACTATCTACGATAGGCCCTATCTTGAGATGCCAGACATGCCTGAAATTGCGGCTAACGCCTACCCTCTCATCGTTGGCGACTTCAAGAATTACATGATCGTTGATCGAGTGATGATGAGCATGCAGCAACTCAATGAGCTTTATGCCGCTTCTGGATTAATAGGATTTATTGCTCGCCAACGCGTGGGTGGTGACATTCTACTTCCTGAGTCGTTCCGCGCGCTTAAAATTGCTACTAGCTGATTATTGAGCGTTGTAACGAAACAACAGTAATGTAAAAGGATAAAAGACATGAGAGACGTAGTATCTGAAGTTGGAAGTTTCTACACAGGACTTGCAGCACCGCCATCGATTACAAGCAGTCAAGTCAGTCCTTGGGTAGATCTGCAAGGCTTTGACGGAGCATGTGTGCAGATACTTTGCAGCACATACACTAGTGGCACTTTAACACCTGTTATTGAAGAGTCTGCTGATGCTTCAACTGCTAATACGGTTGCGAATGCGGATCTCATTGCATGGAGCGCCACCTCTGCGACTGACCATACACCTGTAGCGGTTGGCAATGCACAACCTACAGCAATCTCTAGTGCAGGAACTGCGGTCAACTGGAGAGTCGGATATATTGGAGGCAAACGTTACATTCGCTTAAACTCCACATCGTCTTCAGCAAATTTACTGTTTGATGCAGTCATTCTTACAGGTCGCCCGCGTTTCGCTCCAAGTCGTGTTTAAAGGATGAATGATGAGTACAAAATGGAAGGTCATCACGCCTGTAGCAGTTGAGCCGATTACGCTCACAGACACTAAAGCGTACCTACGTGTCGATTTTGACGATGATGACTCAACCATTGCGGAACTCATTACCCGTGCACGCTCAATGACAGAGACGATTACAGGACGTGCCATGGCTACTCAGCAGATCCAACTTGTTGAGACAATTGAGAGGCCTATTGGAGGTGTGTTGAGTGGCCCGATAGAACAAGGACCGAATTGGTACCAATATCAAGAGCAACTCGGTGCTAACCCTTTCGGTCCTGCTCAATTCTACTTTGATCTGCCCATGCCTCCTGTGCAAGCCAACCAGGCAATCACAGTACAGACGAAAATTACAGCGTTCGATACTTGGACAAACTTTATCATCACGCCGCCTGCAACGTGGCTTGACGACACATCGGAACCTGCACGATTTTACTTTCAAGTTCCTATAACTGCCAACTTCTGGAAGTTTACCTATTATGCAGGTTACGACTCAGTACAGTCCTATTCGATACCACAGGACCTAATGCAACCGATGCTAGAACTTGTTGGTTACTGGTATCAGTATCGTGAAGCTGCTGGTGATGTAGCTCAATTGCAACAAATTACCAATAAGCTTTTAGCAAAACGAGTGAGTTGGGTGTGATATGTCAGGAGCAGACGTACTTAGTGCAGCAGACACAACTACAGGCTCAGGCTCATTCAATAGGCCCATAACTATACAGAGCAGTGTTATCACGATTGATGCAACAGGTAGCAGCGTAAAGACTTGGACGAACTATATCAAGACAATGGCACATATAGAGACATGGAAGGGCTTTCCTGTCTCTATAGAAAAACAAATCCATTATACGAAGTTGTCAAAAATCTTAATACGATACAGACCATCGCAACCCATTGATGCATCAATGCGAATACTGTACAAAACACGTATCTACACCATACACAATGTTAACGTACCAGCAGAAGCACATACAACAATAGAGATCATTGCGCAAGAGCTTCTGCCAACACAAGGATCACTTTAGCATACATGCAAGGAGTACGAAATGACATTACCCGTGTCGCCATTTCAGCCCGCAGCAAACTTCAATCTTGCTGACTCGATCAATCAGGCTCAAGAACTAAAGGTTAATTTAGACGGATCTGCAAATGTATCATGCACACCATCTATCGTGCAAAAAACGAATAACGTTAGCACGGGCTCGGTTGCAACATTAGCAAAAGCGTTTGCTTCAAGCAACGTGGCTGGTAATTCTATTATTGTCGTTTGTGGTTGCGGCAATGGCACAGCCATGACCGTTGCTGACAGTGCAGGTAATACCTATACGCAAGCGGTGACTGAACCTCTTAGCACAACATTTGAAGTAGCTATCTTCTACGCCGTCAATATTGTTGCAGGAGCTAATACGGTCACAGTTACAAATGCAGGTACAGCTGCTTCCATGGGTATGGAAATCTATGAAGTAAGCGGATTACTTGCGCAGATAACGGGACAGCCTGATCAGTCATCAGTTGGTACAAATACTGGCACAACGGCTAGCACATCGGCTATTGCTTCTTCCTCTCCTAACGCATTGGCTTTCCTTGGTGTAGGAGTTGGAACCACAGCAGAGGCAGTAACAGCAGTAACAGGGACAGGCTGGTCAGTTGACTCCTCATTAAACACAGTGACTCCAGCGGGTTTATACTCATTCGCATCATTATCGCAGTTCGTTTCTAATTGTGCACCAATCATACCTCAAGCAACAATAGCAGCATCAAAGCCATGGGTAGCAGCTGCAGCAATCTTTAAGCCTGTCACTGTAGGAGTGCAAGGAACTGTTACGATCGGTGGATACAATTATACGCATATATCTTCTGCAACTACGACGCTTGTAAAAACAGGAGCAGGAGTATTACATGCTATTGTTGTTAACAAACCTGTAGCAGGAACTGTTGAAGCTGATGACGCATTGACAAATACAACTCCTGTGATAGGTATCATGACCATTGGTACGGTAACATCGATGCCCCCATTCTCAGCGATCTATGACATTGCTTTCTCAACTGGCTTAAGCATCACAACCTCGGTTGCAGTAGATCTCACAATTGTGTGGAAATAGTTAGTTATGCGATAGAGGCAAAGGTAAATGACAGCAGTTCATGAGATTGTAAGCGGGATTGAATTCCTGATCGTAACACTCTCAAATGATGCAACACTGATGAGTCTTAGTCCTGGGGGTGTTGCCAGATCATTTGTGCCTGTTCAAACTCCTTTGCCTGTTTGCATTGTAGCGTTTCATTCTGCCATTGACTCTCTAACTGTAAATGGCGTGCGAGTGCTGGTAAAAGGTCTTTATCAGGTTAAAGCGAGCGGACCAATGACTAGTGCTACCGCTGTATGGGCTCTCGCATCTCAGATTGATATCGTGTTGGGAGGCAACCAAGGGCTACGAAATATTCCAGTAACTGGTAGCTGGATTTTGAGTGTATTTCGTGAAAATCCTATCCAATACGATGAGGATGTATCAGGAATACAATACACAAGCATGGGTGGATTATACCGTGTCATTAACGAACAGATGTAAAAGGAGTACAAGACATGGATGAAGATATTCCTGATGTAGGCAAGATTGACTCTGGTGGATATCACGGTGCAAGCGCATTGGCAATTTTGCAGGATGTAAGCGTAGGCACCAAAGTGTACTACATTGATGATCGTGAAGGACATGGCATATTGGCAGCAACGGTAGCAGACACGCTTCCTGATGGTACTGTTGGATTGCTCGTGAGAGACATCAATGCTATTGGGGGATGTTTCAATGTTATGTCCTCTGCACATGATGAGAGTATGAAGCCTGGAACTTGGCATTATCCCAAGTAGGAGTTTATCGATGGCTTCCTTTAATAATTTCGATAAGGTCGCGCAAGGTCTCTATGATGCATTAGCCGATGTAGTGGTGCAAACCGCATCTGATATTGAAGAACAAGCGGCTGCAAACGCACCTGTATTAACAGGTTTCCTCCAGAGCAGTGTTTACAGTGTATCAGAGCAAGGCAGTAGTTACGGAAAAATCGGCGCACCAACACACGAAGGTTCGTATGTATTGCCAGAAATACCGCAACCAGAAGATAGATTTACTGCATATGTCGGCGTTGGAGCAAACTACGCTGTGTTTCAGGAATTTGGAACTGTCCACACTCGTGCTCAGCCATATCTTGTACCTGCTGTAGATGCTGCTGAAAGTTCATTCGAGTCTGCTGTAAGTGCAATAGAGAGCAAGCTCAGAGGTATCTAATATGCAGTGCATGCGTCAAGTGCACAGGAGATAAATAATGACATGGACACAGGAAAGCGCATCAGTAAACCAAAGAGTCCAACTCGGAGCTGAGTCTACATCAGCATTAGGAACGGCAGTAGCAGCAGGGAAACTTATTGAGTGCTTTGATTTCGTGCTTGGTATTGATGGAGATGTGAACTATTACACGTCAACAGGACATAAGTATCCATCTGCACAAGAAGAGAATACAGAGTTTGTTTCAGGAACATTAGCGGGAAACCTTGACTATAACGGTGTGATATATCCTCTTGCAAGTTGCATGGGATCATCAGCAGTAGCGGCTCATGGTTCATCTGCAACTGCTAAGGACTGGATATACACGCCTCCATTAACCGGATCGGTGGTTCCCCAGACATACACACTCCAGCAAGGTGATGCAATACGTGCACGTCAAACTGCGTATCTCATCTTTACAGAGTTCGGCTATAAAGCAATGCGCAAAGGTGATGTAACGGCATCGGGCAAATTTGTAGGACTGCCCATTACAGACGGTATAACAATGACAGCATCGCCTACAACCATTGTAACTGCTCCTGTCGTTGGTAAGCATTGGAACGTATATCTCGACACAACAAGTGCAGGTCTTGGCACTACTCAGATTTTGCGGTGTTTCTCAATCGATTATCTCTTTACAAACGTCTACGGAACATTCTTCCCGCTTAACCGTGCAAATCTTGGCTATACCGCTCATGTTGACTTGGTTCCTAAAGCAACCATTAAGCTTTTACTCGAAGCTAACGCCGAAGGCATGACGATCCCGCTAGGTGCTCTTGAGTCGGGCACGACTTACTATCTGCGCGTAACTGCTCAAGGCCCCCAAATCGCATCTGACGGTCCAGGAGCGGTATACAACACATTCCAACATGATATGGCAGTAAAATTTGGCAAACCAACAGCATTTAAGGATGAACAAGGTGTGTATGCGTTGGAATGGGAATGCACGGTTGTTGAAGATGCAGCATGGGGTTCCGGTAAATCACAGATGGTAACAGTAACAAACTTAATAACAGCATTGTAGAGGATTTATGGCAGTAAAGCTTAGTCACATTTCAGCAAAGTGCAAACCTATTAAGATCATGTTTGATGAGGATGCGCTAAACATAGAGTACTATCCGAACTTGATCACAGAAGAGACATTTATACAGTTGAATGCTCTGAACACGATGAAAGAGGACACAATCTCGGAAAG